TCACTTATTTTCATCAGATTTCACACCCTTTTTAGGCTTATCTTCTTTTACTTCCTCAATGTATTTAGCAGATAAGAGGTCTTTTAAGACCCCTTTATCTATAATATCTCTTTCTTCCCCTGTATACATTGAGATTAAACCACTAAAACTTACTAATGCTTTAACCTTCATTATTTATACCTCCTACGCTGCCTTCATAGTCATAACCGCAATATTTTGTGGTTCAATTATCTTACTATCAGCTTCAACCCAACCCACAACTCCAATTGCATGTTCAGTTGCAAATAGTTCTTTTAATACTTTAACTTCTATCTTTCCAGTAAACTTAACATACAAACCACTAAAATCACCGTAAACAATAGCTTTTGATGAAGCTGCAATTTCAGGCATTGACTCAGAAATATATACAGGTTTACCAAGTAATTCCCATCCAAATGCCATAGTAACATCCTTATTCATGATGTACTGACCATTCAAATCCTTCAATTTTCTAATAGCCTTGAATGTATTCTTGCTCATTATCCATGTGCATCCTGCTTGAAGTGTAGTTGGTACTGTCATCTGCAAATCAATTAACTCATCAAAAGTAATTACTGTAGCTGAAGCTGTTGTAACTCCAAAAGCAGAAGACAAAACGCCTGTCATTTTTGCAGAAGTACCAACAAGCAATTCTTTCTCCAAGAACTCAGAAATTGAAGTAGCCATCTTCAAAATTACATAGCTTACTAAGTCAAAATCAGAATTATTTACAAGAGACTCTGATACTTTAGCTAATGCACCAGCAAGGAAACCAGTTAAAGCTACATTTGTAAACTTACCACTATTTGCTGTCAATGCTGTAAACTCGTCTGCATATGCACAACTAACCTTACCCGTTGATTCATCGTATACTGGAAATGAGAGTGAACCCTTAATAGTAAACGTTGTTGCCATTTTGAGTATTGGTGATAATTCCTTTACTTTTTCAATGATTTTATTTGCTATCGTTGCAGGAATTACAGAACCGTTATCACCCTTAGTCATATTAACTGCATCTGCTCTATTTTCTGTAACTGTACCCCTAATATAATCAGCAAATGCTCTTTCTTCTAATAATGGAATATCATTTTCTTTTACTACAGTTGTTTTCTTATCCATATTTCTTACCTCTTCTTCAATTTTAAGTGTTTTGTCAATTCCTGCGATTTCTACTTTAATAGCTTCCATTCTTGAAGACTCAGTTTCATTAAATGCTCTAATTTCTGTCTTTGCAGTCGCTATAGTTGCTTCCATTTCCTCAATTAAACTGTTTCTCTTCTCTGTTAATGCTTTTATCATTTAAATACCTAACCTTTCGTAATTTATATTTTTTAATTTTGAGTATAAAAAAAGACACCTTCTAGTGTCCAATCTGTTTGAGCTTTAATAGCTCAATTTCTTGCTGTACTATTGAATAATCAATTGGTGGTAATTCTCTTTTTTCGTCTTCATCATCTTTAACTGTTGTATTATCTACAAGTTCAATATCTTCATCAATGTAACGATATTCAGTTAATGTATTTTCGTCACCGCGGCTCTCAAGACTCATAGCAAGGTAAGCAGGTGTTACAGATAATATAGAAACTTCAGGAAGAGTTATATCTTCTAAATATCGTCTTTTGATATTATCTTTACCATCTTCCCATGTATCCCCATTCGGCAATACAGAAAAAGCAAATGACCATCCTCTTAATTCTTTGTTTCTAGCTTTTTCAATTACTTCTGAATCTGTTACTATACATTCTGCACGTAATCCTATAGCATCTTCCCATAATTTCATATTGCCACTTTTAGTTCCACCTAGTAGCCTATTAGTCTTATGATTAAATAATAAATCTACATTATCAGTCTTTTCTAAAGCTCTCTGGAATGTTAGAGGTTTAACTTGTTCAATAAATTTTCCAGTGTTAGTTGATAATATACGACTATCCCTAGATACCACATTTACATATCCCGAAATAAATACAGAATCATTTCTTAGTTCAATCTTCAATCTTATCACCACCCTTCACATCTTGACTAGAAGAAGTATTCATTTTACTGGTTTTATCGGTGTTAGGAGTGTAGATTTCTTTTGTTTTGATGTTATAAAGAACATCCTGTAATCCTAATTTTATAAAGTCTAATCCATAAGGTTCTAAATCTTCCTCAAACCTTATCTCATCCCACTGCATAAAACCGTTTTTAATTGCAATTTCATAGGCTTGAAATCTCTTTAAAATATCTGCTTTTGTTAATTGTTTCATATCAAAAGCAAAATAATATTTATCTTTTTCAATTTCTAACAAGAAATCTTTATTTAAAGCTGTTTCAAATGATTTAATAATAGGCAATATACAGATTTTTATAAAATTGTTATATTCAATATCAGTTGCATTTCCATCAAGGATTCCTTTTGGTACATTAAATATTTTACATATCTCAGCACTATTAGTTTGCTTATTCTCATTCATTTGAGTTTCTACGCACGTTGCTTGTGCTTCCTTGAATTCAGCTCCATCATTTAGAACAATTATATTTTCACTGTTATCACCATATAAATTTTTCCATGCTGTTTTTAAAGCTGTTAATGCATCACCAGTTATTTTACTCTTAGCCTGTATGAACCCCTTCTTATTTCCACCCGTCTTTTGTAATATCTTTTCATACTTTAAAGCCAAGTAACTTATAGCAAGTAAATCATTATTCTCAGTAACAATACCAATACCATCTGCTCCATTTTTAGTTTTCCTGAGTATTTTTAGAAACTCGAATGGTTTATAAAATTTCCCATTTACAAGCAAATCATAGTCTTTAAATATAGGGTCAAAATTAACCTGTGCAGATACACTTGTTTTATCTACATAATTAATACTTTTGAACATATTGAGTTCTTTATTTATATAGGCATATCCACCACCCTCTAATAAATAATCCTCAATAAAAGCTTTTTTTAACTGAAAAGCATCAAGTGTGTCACCTGTTTCATCATTCAACAACTTAATTCTTCTATCTGTTTTTATTTCTGTAACTTTGCTATTTTCCTCAGAATATAATTTGATTGGAATCATAGCGATCGTATTAGAAATAACATTTACACAACCTGCTACACTAGCAATATTTAATGCTTGCTTTTTTGTTACTACATCTGAGCCAACTGTTGCTTGTAATATTAAATCCTCTAGCATATCGGCTCTTTCTTCATATGCGCGCCATTCTTTGTAACTTTTAATTAATCCCAAATTTCTTTTCACCTCTTTTCGTTAAATAACTTGTACTACAAAATTATTTTGATTTAATAACTTTTCTAATTGCAGTAAATATAAAGCAATTATTAAACTTACAACCATATCAACTTTTCCTGCGCTTGCTTTTTTGCTCACATATTTTCTTAATGTTTCATCTAATCTTACTTTTGCATTTGCAAAGTTTTCTTCCAATAGTTCATTTTCTGTATAATGGAACTTTTTAGATAAAATATATTCCTCTAAAAGTTTAGTTGGCATATGCAATGTATCACTGTGCTGACGTACAATTACACATGTATAACCTTCAGATTCTAAATGTTGAGCCGATGATAGACAATTTGACCTGTCATATCCAATAGAAACAACGTGCACACCATGCTTCTCTTCAATTTCCATTATTTTTTGTTCGATAAATAAATAATTTACTGTTGAATCACCGCAATCAAAACATTTACCAGATTTTATATGTTCATAGTAGTTAGTTTTTTCAAACTTATTTTTTTCTTCTATATAAGTAGCCATAGAATATGAACAATTGTCATTCGTAAGGGCTAAATCCAAACCGAGATATACATCACGCCCTGTCCAACTAAAACTTTCAACTTTACATTTACGCAAATCATCAATATTTATATAAGATGTACCAGAGTTTTTAGGCATGAAGTGATTCATATCTTTAGTTAAATATTCTTCTCTCTCAGATGGCTTATCTAATGCAGACTGTCTTTCTTCTCTGATAGTATTATAATTATCTTCAATTCTTAAAGGATTTGCCATTGCTAAACCTTCATCATCCCACAGGTGTTCTTCAGTGGCATAATAAAGTAGTGCAAACATTCTTTCATTTTTGACGACATTATTAAAAACTTTTCTTATGTAATCTAATTCTTCTATCATGATTGATTTATCTACTGCATATGCTGTAGTACAATTTACCTGTATGCCGTTCACTACATTTTTCTGCCCCGATTTCATAGCAAGTATATTGGCTTTTGTCGTAAAAGCTCCTATTTCATCAGCTATAAAACATGTACTTCTTACAGCATTGTTTTTATTCGGCTCTGCAACTCTAGCTTTATAAAAACTATTAGTTAACTTACATAATATTTGTCCACTCAAAGTTGTACTAATTTTAAAATGTTTTTTGATTAAAGGACTAGCTTCAATAATTTGTGTCATTGCCTTTTTTATTTCTCCAGCAAGTTCCTTAGAATGGCAAATCGAATACATTTCCGAATAATCATCTTCAGTAATCATAAATATAATTAATGTTACAGCAGCCATCCAACTCTTCGCATTTTTTCTCGGAACAAATAAAGTTATATAATTATTTTTATATTTAGCAGAATTTGATTTATATTTCCATCCAAAAATACTATAAAAAAAATAGGCTTGGAATCCATGAAGCCCATCAATTACTGGTGTACCTATTACATTTATACCTGTGGCAAAATTTAATAATTTTAATATACCTTCAGCTTTTTCAACCATTTCAATATCTAAGAAATATGGATAATCATCATCATTTTGTTTTACTAAATCATCTAATGTTATTTGACATTGTATTTTAACTTCTATAGGTGCAGGTTCTGTTCCACCTATTACATCTCTACAATACTGTAATGCCTTATCTTCTAATATCATTTTTTACCACCACCTATAACTTTAAGCAAAGGGTCTGAATCATTTTCTTTTTTCTTTGTTGAATCCAAAGCCAACTTACTTCTACTTGATGGTGATAATCCTAACTGCATTGCACATTGATAATATATCTGTGAATATTCTTTATATATATTGACAGCAGGATTCTTACATAATGTTCCATCCGCTTTTTGTATTACTTGTCCATATTTTCTAATTGCTTTTTTAGCTTCGCGCATATTCATAATTGAATCTACTGTTTGTATTATTAGTTGAATATCAAGGTTGTTTAAAATTTTCGAAGCCTTCATCTCATCTACCAAAAATTGATATATTTCTTTTTCTTTTTTAGTGCTTAATTCAGTAGGTGGAATATACACTAAAGTATCATCACCTTTTAATTTTGCTTCAGCTGCTTGACGTTCTTCAATTTGTTGCTTTGTTAAATGACCAGTTAATAAATCTACTGGATTTGAACCTTTAGGCATATATTTTCACCTCACTTTCTTTATTGTTTATATTAAACTGTTAAAATATGTTATATAGGACTTTTGTGTCAGTGATGGTGGATACGTGGGTGTTGATAGGTGTGTTTTTACATTTTTCGACAATGGGGGGTATCTAAAATGAACATTCGTTGTTATCGTTTATCAATAACATTTATTTTAATATTACTATTTTCCGTTATCTTCCTGTTGTCTTGCTATGTCTAACAATATATTCATAGGTATCTTGTCTTGGTCTGCTGCTGTATGACAACATGGACATAATGTAACAAGATTATAGTTATTAAGCCTCTTATCGAATGCATCTGATAACTTATCAATGTGATGTACAGATGTATTCTCATAGTTATATTGAACAGTACACCAATCATATAGTAACCTTATGCATACTTGACACATATGTAAGTCCCTCTGCTGAATATCTTCCCTCTTGTTTTGCCATGTAGTACTTCCTCTAAACCTTTTAATCTCACCATTTACTTCACTATATTTGTTTTGTTTGTACTTTCGCTTAGGCTTACTAGGACACTCGTAGGTAGTCTCATGTATGCCCCCACAATACTGACAACTCTTAAACATTTATATATCACCTACTTATTGACTTTGACTTTTGTAAAAAAAAATATATCTCTCAAACATATATATCAATGCTATATCTCCTTCAGTTAATCCCTGCGAACTATCTATATAATCTTGCACATTTGCATCTAACTCCATATTCACTCCTTAAAATTAAGCAACAAAAAAAAGCCTGTATGTCTACAGACTCTGTCATAAAAATAGTTTAATCTATATTATATTTATCTATAAGTAACTTATTAATATTAATTTGTTCCTGTGTTTGGGTTATTAATTTTTCATGCATTTTCAGTATATATAACAAACCTTCTACTACAGCCTCAAATTCAATTAGTCCAAATAATTCTTCATAAAAATATAAAAACTAGTAGTAACCTTAATCTTCTTCCGTCCATGAATATTCACAATTAGCACATTCATATCTATTAATATAACCATATTCTCCAGAATCTGCATAACTTTCAGATTCAATACAAATTGCTTCCTTTTGGTTACATTCACTACATAATTTTATTTTTTGTATTTCATCATCGAAATTTAAAGACTTACTACCCCATACAGAATGCCAAACTGTACCATTTCTTTTCATAAATAAATCTTTTACCCTTATATACGAATCAATTGAAAGATGCCAAGCAAAAGACGGAACGTTTATACAATGAGGCTCATATGAAATATTGTTCTTATCACATATATTAATAAAGTTTGGTATGGCTTCGTTAATACTTAAAGGATAACAAAATTCAGACAATTTTTTTAATGTGACTTTATTTACATTCTCATTTTTATAATTTATAGTAATGAGTTTAACTATCATAGGTATTACATCATTTTTATTTTGTCTTAGTATATAACTTATATAAGAAACTGTTTCTTTATCTGTTTTCTCAGAGATATATTTTTCTACTAAGGACTTAATTATTTTTTTATCTGTTATTTTAGGTAAATCCCACATTTGCTTTAGTGCTATTCTATGAATATTTTCATCTTCTGAAATTAAATCTAAAAGTAATTTAGTAATTTTTTTTGAAATAAATTTTGGTGAGATAGTGTATATAAGTTTTTGTATTCCTGATTCAAAATCTTTGTATAAAGCTATATAATGAATATCATTTAATGTTTCTGTTGGTGTAATTTTTATGTTTGGTACTTTACAATCTGAAAGTAGTATTGGTAAAAACCAAGAACGTTCCAATGGTCGTATTCTAAGTTCTTCTACTGCTGTTAATAGTTCTTCGTTCATATATGTTTTATTTCTTTTCCAATAATTCTTTGAAAAACAAGCAATAAAAAAATTAACTGACTTTATAGCCTCATGAATATCCTTTCCGAAAAATTTTCCTACTTCAAGATTGTTTTTGTCAATCCATACTTCAACACCATAATACCCTAGATATTCTGATATCTTTTGTACCTGCTCTGCATCTTCAGAAACATAAGAAATAAACACTTTCATATTTACACTTCCCCTCACAGATAATATTCTTCAAAGTTATGGTATATCCTGCAATAAATTGCAATTTATATTCACAAAATGATTGTATTCCATATATTTTACAATATATACTATATCTGAGGTGATTGAGTGTACTACTACAAAGTGTGGTCAACTAACAAAAATGCTCACTTATGGGCTTATGAAAAGTTTAAAGAAGATACAAAAGCTGACCTTATTGATTATCAAACCAATGGTAATATTATATTATATATGGTTTATGGTGTCCCTCAAATTGTGGAATGTTCAGTTTTTGAATTATATGGTCTATGTTACCAACCATTAATTGATGATGTAGAGCCAACTCCAATTGTTACTTCTACTTCACCTGTAAATAATTCCACTTCTACTTATCCAAGGTACAAAGAACCTAAGAAGAAGTATTGGTGCAAGAAGATTAGTATTTTAATGATATATAATAATAGGCTTCCACCAATCAGCAAAAGCCTATTGTCTTAATGAAACTGTATATGTCAATGCCTATTTTTATAGGCTTGATATTATTTATTCTTTTTCATTAGTACATTATGTATTACCACAAATTATAATAAATACTATAAATACAAATGCAATTATTATACAACCAATATTGCCTTCTTTATTATCTATTTTCTCATTATTTGAATTATACATTTTTTGCTGTGAATTAATCCTTTGTTGTTTCTTTTTTTCTTTAGTATAGGAATTTACTAGTACAGAGGCTAATCTAGCACTAAAATCATATGAACCTCTACGTCTTGGATGCATCCTCATATAAATCATCTCCATTTTGTTTCTTTCAATTATATACAAAATTTTCAAAATAGAGAAGATTTATATAAAGTTTACTTTTTAATCAATTAGACCATCTATAACTTTAATTAGTTCTTCAGCGATCTCTTCACTGGTACGCTGTAAATTAATTTTGTTATATCCCTGCTGTATAATACATCTGTTCGTTTTTGGTCTTAATAAACTGTTATATAAACATTCGTAAAAATATCTTAATAACGTATTATCAGTCTCAATAGTAGATATTAATTTTATCTCTATATTCCCAAATAACTCATTATAATATTTTTGTAGGCTTTTATTTGAATGCTTATTATTCTTTAATTCCTTTATATGTTCTTTGGCTCTGGTCTCAACATTACGAGATGTTGAACCTACGTATATACAATCATCACCTGTATATATTCCATATATATTAATCAAAATCTACCCCCTGTATAACATTAACCCATCTTCTACCTGTTTTTATTTTGCTTATCTCAGCAGGCTCAACACCATACATAGCAGCAATCTCATATTGCTTTAATTTACCTTCCTCAATTAGTATCCTTATTTCACATACTTTTTCAGCATCTAATACTCTTTTATATTGTTTTTCAACATGTGGTTTTGCATCGTTACACACTATAACACCATCAACCATTTTAAAGTGCTTGATTACTTCATCTTCTAACTCTCTAGCTTCCTTTTTGTTATTACAAATATAATCATCAGATACCTCAACATAACAATTCAAAAATTTGTTATAGGCTTCTTGCAACGTAGGATTTTCATGTTGATTACGTCTTAACTTACTTGGATTGCCACTAACTCTATCAGCTAAAAATCCCGACCCAACATAAACATAATTAATATCGTTTTCTTTATTTACCACATGAACTACATAAGCTCCCTGCTGCTCTTTACTATAATTTGCTGTACTTTTTCTTCCCATTAATAACACCGTACCCTTTCATAAATTAAATAAGTTAATAAATTTTTTAATATAAAAAAGTGCCTCATTATACTGGCACAGTTTTAACTCTACATATTTGAGTTCTTTTCATCTGAATACTTTTTCAAGACTTTGCTTAAATCATCGTTCATTTCATATACCCAACAATTCTTTTTAGTTTCATTGTGTTTAAAGGCAAATAGATATCTTATACCCTCATCCCTGATATACTGTTGCAATACTGGACTGTAACACATGTACTTCTTTCTAATGTCATTGTTCATAAAGCATCTCCTTCATTTATTAATTGATTATTAGACATGAATGGGGATTAGCCCATTAGTAATAAGACACCCACCAAACAGTGAGCAATTAGATATGATAAATAGACATTTTTGTCGAAAACTTTTTCTTTACAAACTGAATTATTAATGCTATACTTTGTTTGAGGAAGAAATAAGTTATAGCTTAAAAATATATAAGAAAAAGGTACAACACTTAAGTCGCACCTATCCAAAATCATATTCTTACTACCGAAAATAGTAGTAGGGTAGTATGTCTACTTTAGCCATAATAAATGCTATTCGACTCGCAGGTATGACGTCTTTGCTATACCACCCATCTCTCTACCATTAGTAGGTTTTCAACTCCTTGTCCAAGTTAACTTACAAAGGGAAAGTGTGTAAAGTTTGTGCATAATATGTAAAATGGCAGCTTATTATGCACCCTTTTTAAAACATAAAAGAAACTTATCGTTATTAATCATATATAAACTATTCAAAAAGGAAACGTTACTTTCCTCTAAGGCAATCTTAACCATTTTGTACATAGTTTCTTGCTTAATGCTTTTCTTACTAACTTGTTCCAGATAAGTATCAATAACATCTATTGTTTCTTCGTCAATTTCTTTTTGCTTATCTTTATTATCTTTATTAGCACTTTTCTTTTGTGTTCTTAATGCTGTTAATCCATCCTCAAACTCATCAACCAAATCCATAATATTATCGTATTGATTTCTATCTGCGTTTTTAAGCTTAACATTGTCCACTAATAAACCTCTAATATCAGTAGCAGTATTACTTTCCTCTGCATTATCAAATTTATACCCTATTAAACAATCTAACCCAATATTATATTTTGTGTGTTTACTGTCCCATTTTTCTTTAGTCATATCTTTCGGTTTCTTATTATTTGCCTTCCACCACAATGGTTTTTTATAATCAGTATCAAATAATCCACACAGTTTTCTAATATTTATAATTTCCAAGTCTATGTCAATAGAGTACATTTTTTTTGCTAAATCTATTGCAACCGTACTTAACGCAGTAATTACATCAAGATACTGTAATAACAGTTTAATCACATTAGTGTCGTCTGTATTATAAATTCTACTCAATATCAATGCTCCAACATTAGTAACCTCGCCTATTAATCTCTGGCTCTGTGATAGTTTTGTATCAATTATAGCCATATCAGTATTATTAATTTTATAGTTAGTTTTTTCCATCCCTATACTCTTATCATCTTTTTCCACTGGAAAGTATTTACCGATTACCTTATCCTTAAATACTGATATTAATGTGTCTGAATCAAATATTACAGCACTATCCGAATCATAGTCACAGGAATTCAAAATTGTCTGAAGGGGATGTTGTACTGCATTACACACTACAATATTTTTACTTAGATTAAAGTACTTTGTAAGTTCTGGAACATTTGTTTTAAGAGTACCCAAATTTATGTTTGATGGAGAATTATGTGGGTTTCTAAACATGACATATTGTTTGCCATTTTCTGAAAACAAAGTAGTATATATTTCATTGCCTTCGAGTATATCTTTGTAATTTTCATCCAATACATATTCACCTTCACTGTTTAAAAGTACTGGCAAATCACCAACAGCATGTTTAAGCAAGCATAGAGGATTTCCCAAAAGTATACAATAGTCACCCTTTTGTCTTAACTTTGCACTCTTAACATATTTACCATAAATACTAATTTCGTCCGTCTTATAATCTTTAAACATACCAGTTTTCTCTATCAATTTATTATGTCTATATAGGTCTACCATCAAACTATTACTGTTCATCATATTAGAATCTGATTCTAAATATCTAACATAAGACTCTGTGTTATTTTTAAGGTCTGATATATACTCTTTTTCTATTTTTAGCAAAGAATCTATATTTTCAATGGATAGGTCAATTGAACCAAGCATTTGATATGACATCTGCTGGAGTATATTACCCTCTTTATCCGTACCACGTTTGCTTTCTTTTTCATGCTTGATTATAGCAAAGGTACAATGCTCTTGTTCTATTTTTTGTTGCCAATACTTATACATATCTGCATCCGTACCAACCAAATTAGAGAATTTTAAAGCTTTCAATGATGTAGGGCAAAATATAATTTTAATATTCTTTGCAAAGACCTTATTGCCAAACATATCTGGCAATTGCCAATCCTCGTACTTAACATCCTTAATGTTTTCTTCATGATATTCAATTAAGTATTTTTGGATAAAAGTAGCGAATCCTGCACTCTTGAACATGTGTTGACGTAATAATAGCATTGATTCGTTGCCTTCAAAATATTCAGATTCAGCTTCCAACAAACATTCACCATCAAATAATGATGATTCTATTTTCCAATTCTCGTCTAACTCTGAATATAAATGTCCAGTTGTACTATTCTTTTTGGTTACATTACATTTGGTAGTAAATACAGATTTAACATCATCAACAATTAACATTGACTTTGTTGGAATAGTTATAAATCTCTCAGCAGAACTTCCAACCAAAAATTCATAGGATAATAATGCAGGAAAATCAATTTTACTATCTTCTGTAATTGGTAGAGACATGCGCATCCAGTCTAAGATTGGTTGTTTTAATGTTTGTTTAATAAACAACACATTTCCCGTTCTACTCTTTGAACTACTCCTTCCGAGAACACAGTAATTTGTTGTAACAACCTTGTCTATTTGCCCTCTCTTTTTTATAGTTTTAGTAAGTGTAAAACCATCCTCATATAAGATTGTTCTAATGTTTTTAGCATCTTTATTAATTATCATAGGATTACCATCTCTATCAGGCACTAGTATAGGCTTTATTTCTGTGTTCTTAATCTCTTTCCAATTGTTAGGATTATCAGTTGTGTCCTTTTCAATACGAATAATAAATTTTTCAAGAGAAATGATATAAGCTCTAGTGTTATAAGCTTTTTTTCTAACCTTTTTAATCTTATTTTTCTTTAGGTAATCCTTAACCTTATACTTATTAGTAATATCTATTCCCTTAACCAACATCAAAGAATTTAACTCTTCAAATTCCTTTTCAGACATAGCACTATTTATTAGCTCAGTAATTTTAACTTTAGTATCCTTTATAATATCATCTGCACATTTAACCTTTTTTTCAAAACTTACATTAATGATATCATCAGTAACAAGTTTCTTACCGTTCTTTTTCTCCTGTACTACCATTCCCTCAGATAATAACTTTTTTGTAAGCAAAGAATAAGGTAACATCCCAACATATTTTTCCGGTAAAGCCTGTCCTCTATATATGTTACTGTATATTTCATTTGCTTCTAAACTTCTAATATATATATTATTATTTATATCCATAAATGTGCTCCTCCTATGTGTATCATCCAAATTGTTAATGTGTTCTTTGCTGCTACCATCTTAAAGTCAAAGTCAAAACCTTTTGGCTTCGGGCAAAAGCGCCCGAAGCCGAATATATTTTTTAATTTCATATATGCTAATCTATAATTTCTAAAAATAATCAAAAATTAAAAATATAATAGCAATAGGGGGTTTGGGGGAAATGCAAAGAAATTTGTGACGTTAGGAACAAATGACTTTCCCCCAAGGTCTTGATACTAAATATACCCTGTAATGTAGTCATACCTACTGTTTTAAGATATTCTAGAGTGCTAAATTTATGGATAAAGCTATATAAAGAGCTTACTCCACATTTTTAGTACCTATTAAATCCTTGCAACACATTCATATCATGCATTAGAAGGTATTTTATTGGTTATTTTACTAATTATCCAATATGTCTTATCAAAATTACGATTCTTTTTACCATTTTTCAATATTTTACGCTTATCCTGTTTGGGATTTATTTTGAATTGAAGATTATTACTATCAAAATATGTATTCAATTGAGTATGACTTCTTTGAAGACGACCTCTCTTATCCTTAAGTCCAACATTATTGATTATTTCTTCTTGTTCCTTTTTCCATATTGTTTTACCTTTAAATTTTTCAAGAAATCTTTCTAATTCATTATTCTTATAATCCTCATCAATAAGTCTATAATCATACCTTCCAGTTTCCTTATCATAAAATCCAAACTCTTTTGCCAACAATTTACAATAACCAAACTTTTTATATGTATCTATCATTATTGATATTTCTGCTAAATCAAATTTACACTTAAAATACATTAGCTCATTAATTTTCTTTGTCCCTTTATCATTTTCTGATACTGTATCATCATAAACAATATTACTAAAATCTAAGGTTCTGCTGAATTCTTGTATATACTCTTTTACGGTATGTGTTCTTAAATAGTCAGCCATCTTGATTTTATTTTTAAGCTGAGTCATTTTCCCACCTAATTGTTTATTGGTAACAGTTCTTATGTACAGATACAACTTATCATCCTCAGATTGTATACGCTTTCGACCTATACACTGTATTAGAGAGCCAATATCTTCTACATCAACAACAATATGCTTAACATTATCATCAATTATATTTACTCCTGCATCAAGGCATGTTGTTGTGATTAATATAAGCTCCTCAAATTTTTCATTTTTAAGCATGTCATTTATCTTATTTGGGTCTACATGTTTATAATAGTTGCCATTGCTCTTGCTACAATTAAATAAACAATGTTCCTTATATTTAAAATAAAGTTCATATGCCTTTTTTGCTGATTGTATAAAGAAAATACCTTTATGATTTTTTTCAATAGCTTCCTCAATAAATTTGTCCAATGATTCATCTTTATTATAGAAGGTTAAGCTTTTTATAAAATCATATTTTATTTCTAATTCATAATCCAAGGTTGGTATCTTCTTTACATTGCTGATATATGCTTTCATATCGTCACCAGTCGCACTCATAAAAATTCTAGTTATTCTCTTCTGGGACAATATCATATTTAAACTAATATCAGTTGTTTTTGAAAAAGAAGCATCTCCCATAAAATAATGAAATTCATCACACACAATGTATTGATATTCACTAAAATCAAAATTCTTCTTATACTTATGTCTCAAAACTTCAAGTCCCTGATATGTTTTAATATCAATTACATCGGTCTTACCTGCTAACTCAATTTCCATTTGGAACTGGTTGACACAATTTGTCCTATGGATTAGAAATAGTATTTTCTTATTATTAGCCTTTGCAAATTTATACAATGTATTTTTAACAAAGTAACTCTTTCCTGCCCCAGTAGGAGCTTTTATAGTTATGATATCGTTATCCCAGGATTCAATATCAGCTATAGTTATTTTGTCACTTACTCTTTCTTTTTTTAGTTTCATCCATTTCCTCCGTTTCTCCTATATAATTATCTGTATCACTTGCTTCCACACTCAGCGATCTCCACTCACCCAGTACTCTACTTTTGATGAAATATTAGTTCTATGTGCTTTTTACCCCGTACCTTCCACTTTGACGGAAGCCTTATATTAGGATTGTGTGGTGGTCGGTACAGGGTAATGTAGAACATAAACCATTACCCTGCCCCCTGTACTCTAGTAAATCTTAATACATTTCACTTTTGATGTTATTTTCATCTAAGATTCTCTTACCTTCAGCTGTGAACACACCTTTTAAATCAACCATTTTACCTAAATCATCCGAATCAACCACTTCACATATAGTAAAATTTATGTACCCATCTTCGTGTAACTCTTTTGCTTTTCTGATTTTTTCCATATCATAATGTTCACTTGCAGTTTTGGTGATTATATGAAATGACAACTCAGAATTTCTTGCCTTACCTAAATCAACTAACAAATCATAATTTCTCATAATATTCTCCTGTTCTTTTTCGCTACAAGCGATTTTAAGCTTGTCTAATTTTTACCTTGTCCTTATACCTTGTTTCTTAAATAATCGATTTTAGTATCGATATTCTGTTGTTTTTACTGTGAAAATAAATAATATAGTATTGACATACTACTACCTATAACCTATAATTGAATAAAAGCGTTGTTTCAGATTCAATTTTCAAAGTTCATACCGTAAGTAAAGTTTGGTAATTAACCAAGTTAAAAATCGGTAGCAAAACAAAATTGAGCTATCTAACTCATAGCCCAATGAATGAAATAATATAAGTTTGGCTATAATTTAAATATAAAGTTAATATGCATCACCTCCAGATATAGTCTGGCAGTCAAAAGATTTAGAGACAATAATGCCTTGTTCGCTCTTTTGAAGCCTAGATATAGTATATCTGCTTTTTTCATGTTTGTCTATGTTCATATATCCTCATATTACCCTGCATTACCTTATCTATCCAAATAGGCTCGTCCATAATACTGATACGGCTATGTTGCTTTGTGTGGCTAGGTGTTTCATTTTTTATTTTTTACTCAAGGTGATTGTATTATACACTTACCTCACCCCTCTTACAATAATCCCATTGCAGCCAATTCAAGCTTATCTGCATTTGTTAATTTCCCTTCGCACAATCTATCGAACACCTCTGGACGAACATTAGATTCCAAAGTTATTGGTATTTCTCCGTATAAATAAGCCTTCACAAGATACTTATAATTTAAATCCCTTTTACCTGTGTATATTTGTCCTAGCTTCTTACCTAACTGTGATTTGTTTATTGTCATAGTTCTCATAGTATCCCCCTGTTTAGGGTGGCTCTATAATGATGCCACCTTGTAATTTAATTTTTATTGTTGGTATTAGTGATTTAATACCCATCTAATTTAGCAATCATTTTCGCAGAAATGTGCGAAGCTTTTCCCCAACTATATGGTGAATTTATACAGCCTTTTTCTTAAGACTGTCTTGCCATCCAACTTCTAATTCCCTGTAAATAGCACCATATTTTTTATTAATATTTCTAACAACATTTTTTGTAAATCCTATCTTACCTTTTTTGATTGGTGTTGTAAGTCTTATGTACTCCTGTTTTTGTGAATGATTGGCTAACTCAATATACTCTGCACGATTTACTTCTTTTAAATGCCATGAGTAACCTTCTAAGCTTAATGTATTGGCTAGTTCATTTAATTGTTGTATTGATGCTACTGCTCTTCTAATATCTCCATTAGCATGACAACAATATTTTTCAGTTAGATAGACAATTTCTGTTTCTGTTCCGTCACCCTTCGATAAGTAAATTTGTCCATCATAATAGCCGTTTTGGTCGATAGTTAAATAAAACTTTTCTTCACTAAAATTCCTACTCTTGCTACTTTCCATGATTGCAAAACTGTGTTTCAAATTTCCAAAACTATTATGTAATTCCAAATTCTTTAGTGCTTCAGTTGCGCTCTCTAGTGATGGATAGGATATGTATAACTTAGGGTAGCTTACATATGTATACTCTTGTCCAATTTTTTTAATGCTATTAACATGGACATGCTGCTGATTTTCATCAAGTAGATACCATCTTACATCGTTATTATCGCTTGTCAGGTCACAATCTTTTATTAGCAGACTTACCTGCTCAGAATTTAGTTCGTATTCCTCAATATTTGAATAGATTTGGATATTACCCTCTGCATCCTGTGTTACTTTAAAATCGTTTGTTAACTTTGCTTGTAGCTCCTTGATTGATACTGATGCGTTTTGAACATTACATTTCATAATATTTCCCACCTTTTCTTAAAAATTTTGTTTTGGATTATTACCATGAATTTATTGTACACTAACATAGACAATACATCTATCAGCATTACTACCAAAATATTCTATATAATTTTGTGCTTATTGTACACTATCATAGACAATAAATTGTTGTATACTTATATAGAGGTGATATTACATAATGTCAATTAAATATGATAAGCTTTTCAAATTAATGGAAGAGCGAGGAATTAAGAAATATGATTTACGAAAGCAAGGCATCCATGCTGCGACAGTTGATAAACTGATTAAAAATAAGACAATTGATACAATTACAATTAACAAACTATGTGAGATAATGAGCTGCCAGCCTTCAGATATTTTGGAGTATATACCAGACGAAAAAGAAGAAGGGTAAGATAAACCCTTCTTTCTTTTTTACCATAATTTATCTCTTTTCTTTAGATTACAAGGCTTACACAGAACTTGACCGTTTTCTACCGTTGTGCTTCCACCTTTTATCCATGGTGTTTTATGGTCTGATTCCCAATCATTTTCACGTAATTTTTTGAAGCAACCTTGACAAACACCTTTATTTATTGAATATATTTCAGCTTTTTGAATTTCATCAAAATATCTTTTAGTATCAAATGAAATTAATTGAATATCATTAAAATGAGTTAAGAAATCAATTAATATGATTTTAAACCTTCCTTCTATAGATTGTGGAGAATTTACCGAGCTAGTCATAAATAATTTGTATTCAATACTTTTCGCTCTGACTGGTTCTGACATCACAAACCAGTCATAAACTTTCTTATAAAAATCTTTCTTGAATTTTATAGATTTTGACAAGTAAGATAATATTAAGTATAGATTTATAATTGATGTCTTATTAAGTAGTCTTGATTTGTCTTCAAATATCAAATTTAACAAGTCCAATATATTTTTTAAATTCTCTATAGTTTTTAGAGGGACTTTTTCACTATAATTTGCATACATTTTAGTTAAAATTCTATCTCTTGTTTCTTCAATACCCCCATTCAATTCTAAAAGCATCATTTGAGCAACAATTTGCTGATGAGCATATTTTTTGTTGGTAAAACACACTTTTTTAAAGAATGTGTGCCCTGCTATTTCACGAATAACATTTCCCATAACTCCTGACATACAATTTCTTACCTCAGCTGGGCTCAATGGGGTACCATTATTTAATCTATAAAATAAGTCAGCTATTTCATCTTCTGTTGCGTCATATATAATCACAACATCTAGTGTATATTTATGTATTCGTTCCATTTTAATCTTTTGTTCAAGTTCTAAATAAGTACACCCTGCAATTTTATAGATTTTATCACCTATTAAAATATCTTCAGCTTCTTCGCTTAATCTAAGGTCTCCCTGTAAGAATTCCCACATCGTTCGCATCCTTTGCTGACCATCTATCATTTCATAACTATATTTACCATTATTAGGATTTTCTCTAAGATATAATTTGGGAATATCAATTTTCCTAATAATACTATCAATTAGCATTTGTTTTTGTTTAATATTCCACGAATCTTGTCTTTGATATTTTGGTTTAGGGTTGATATCATCTTTATATTCTTTAAAAGATAATAATGGCCAACGTTCATTTTTTGATTGCATCGTAATTTGCTCCATTTCTATACCGTAGTTTTTTGTTGTTTTTTGTCGATTTATGTTCTTTTGTTGCCATTTTACCCCATAACTGAATAATATCTTTGAAGAGAACCACCATTCCGATATTTGAGAACCACCTCGTGCATCAAACAGAACCATTGTGGTAGTAAATAACTCCTATCGTTATATAATTACTCCTAGCGTACTATTTCAACCACTCTTTATATAATGCCTGTATAGTTAGGATATGCACTGTTTATCAGTGTAAAATTATACAGGAGGCCAAACTCATGACCAAATATCGTGAAATCCTTCGGCTAAACAGCCAAGGAATAAGTAAACGTGGCATTGCTTCTAGTTGTCAATGCTCTCGCAACACAATTAATACTGTATTAGAACGAGCAGAACAATGCGGAATTTCATGGCCATTACAGAAAGACATGGCTGATGGCGATCTGCAAAATCTTATGTTCCCAGAAAAGAGTTATTCTTCTAATCGGAAACTTCCGGATTGTGAACAACTCCACAAAGAACTTTCCAAGAGTGGGGTTACCCTTAGTCTCTTATGGAATGAATACTGTGAAGAATGTAGGCTGAGTACCGAAATACCTTTGATGTACAGCCAATTCTGTAGGTATTACCGTAAGTATGCCAACACCACGAAAGCAACTATGCATATTAACCGCAAGCCAGGTGAAATTCTCGAAGTAGATTGGGCTGGTAACACAGCAAGTATTATTGACAATACTACGGGTGAGATTATTGATGCCTATATCTTTGTAGCATCATTATCATGTAGCTCATATGCCTATGTTGAAGCCTTTTTATCTATGAATATGGAAAGTTGGATTACAGCCCATGTGAATGTCTATAAGTTCTTTGGAGGAGTTACTAGAATATTGGTACCGGATAATCTTAAAACAGGTGTCGATAGAGTCTCTTGGAACACTCCCGTTATTAACAAGACATATCATGAAATGGCTGAGCACTATGAAACTGCCGTTATTCCAGCCCGTGTAAGACGTCCAAAAGATAAACCTAACGCCGAAGGAACGGTTGGAATTATTTCCACTTGGATTATTGCAGCACTTCGCAACCAAGAATTCTTTTCTCTAAGAGAATTAAATGAAGCTATCCATATTAAACTGGATGAATTCAACAGAAAGCCTTTTCAAAAGAAACCTGGAAGCAGGCTGAGTGTGTTTCTCGAGGAAGAGAAATCAGCACTCATGCCATTGCCTGCAACCCCATACGAGTTAGCCACTTGGAAGATAGCAACTGTACAATTCAATTATCACATAAGTATTGATAAAATGCATTACTCCGTTGCATATGAATATATTAAACATAAGGTTGATGTACGAATAACTCGAAATGTTGTGGAAGTATTTTTTAATAACCACCGTATTGCATCTCATGTCCGTTTATATGGTCATGAAGGGCAGTACAGCACTATACCAGAACATATGCCTGAAAATCACAAGCAATATACTGCTTGGAATGCAGAGAGATTCATATCATGGGCAGAAAGTATTGGTCCTAATACAACAATCGCAGTAAAATCAATTTTATCCTCCCATAGAGTTGAACAACAAGGTTACAAATCTTGTATGGTGTTATTAAAGTTAGCAGATAAATACTCTGTCACACGAGTTGAAGCTGCATGCAAAAAAGCATTGTCCTATACGCCAAGTCCAAGTTTTAAAAGTATTCAAACAATACTTAAGACAGGTCAAGAGAAACTACCTAAAGACGAAACGATAACTACTTCTAAGGAAAATACACCTGCAAACTTTGGATTTACTAGAGGTTCAAAATATTATGGAGGACAAAACAATGATTAATGAAACTACTGTATCCAAACTGAATGATATGCGTCTTAACGCAATGGCTGATACGTATAGAACACAATTATCTGAGTCATCTTACCAAGAACTATCTTTCGAAGAACGATTCGGCTTAATTGTAGATATCGAGTGGGCTCGACGTAAAAACAATAAGCTTGCTAAACTGATTAAGAAAGCAGACTTTAAATTTAATCAGGCATGTATCGAAGATATTGAATATCATGCAGATAGAAAATTGGATAAGACACAGATTACAAGACTTTCATCTTGTCAGTACATAGCTGAAAAGCATAACATTATTATCTTAGGAGCCTCAGGCAACGGAAAGTCCTATATGGGATGCGCTTTTGGTATAGCAGCTTGTCGTAACTACTACACAGTTAAGCATGTTCGCCTGCCGGATTTACTAGATGAACTAGCTGTAGCAAGAGGAGAAGGAATCTTTAAAAAAACGATGAAACAGTACAAAAGTGTTAGTCTCCTTATTCTTGATGAATGGCTATTAACACCGCTAAAAGGAAATGAAGCTAGAGATCTTCTTGAGATAGTTGAATCAAGACATCAAAATGGATCTACTATATTTTGTTCTCAGTTTGCACCCGGTGGATGGCATGAAAAAATCGGTGAGGATACCCTTGCGGATGCAATCTTAGACCGTATCGTACATGATTCATACACTATCTTTATTGATGGTGCTACATCAATGAGAGAAAGGCATGGACTAAAGGTATAGTCCTATATGGAGCTGCCACCAAACGGTGGTGGCTCTACTAAAAAGACAACATGGTTCTCATTCATGCACATGGTGGTTCTAACAAATCAGATTAATGGTTCTGAGAGAGAATATTATTCAATAACGTACATTGTGTCAACACTATTCTTTATTTACTCCATATTTCTCGCAATTGCTTGCGTTTAATGCATTATCTAATTTTGTTTAATATTATATTATCATTAATAGGCAAACAAAAAACGCCCATTTTTTGGTGAAGGCGTTTATCAATAGATTTATTTAATTTATATTAAGATAGAATTTTTCCTCTTCAGCTTTTATAGAATAACCCACTAGTTTACCTACCTCATTATACTCATCAAACATACTTCTAATTATATCAATGGTATGCAAATGTTCAATTTCCTTTTCTATCAGAGATTCCATATTATCATTTAAGTTAGCTTTTTGTATTACTTTAAATACAATGCTGCCCTTAGCAATACCTTTGTTTATATTTGTAGCTCCTACATCTTTCATATATTCTAAAATCAAAACCCTTATGTATTCACTATCCATTGTAATCCCTCCAATTAGCAATATTCTTAAAAAAATTCATTATTTAATTTTATATCTACTTCTTAATAGTTTTACTAATACTTCTTTTTGTTTATATGAACTATTATAAAGGCTATCTCTACCTTTACCAAGAAGGCTAATCATTTCATCATTTTTAAGCAAAATGGCTTGATTAGCATGGTTGTTTGCACAATTGTAGTTTTCAATCCATCCAATCAATTCATATAAATTAGTTATTAATTCTTTGTCCTTTTTTCGGTCTAGTATATCAGATGTTAGTATATTCCAAATCAATTTATCCCTATGTGGAAAACGAAAAGAGGTTTGTTCTCCTAGAGGTTCAGATTCGGTATATGCATTTAATTCATAATTTAATATGTTTAATAGTAATTTCCTTTTATCTTTTTTCTTCTTTTCTTCTACAATTTTAATAGTTGCCCAAGAACCAAATATAATTCCTATTATTGTAGTAATTATTCCACTATTAAGTATTTTCCACCACAT